GTGAGGGTAGGAGGGGGTACGGGGGAGGGAGGGCAGAGAGGGGGCGAACCAACCACGGCCCGCGCCTGCTCGATGCTGACGGCCTCAACCCTAGGCAGGCTATGTTCGTGCAGGAGTATCTCGTTGACCTCAATGCGACCCAGGCCGCGATCCGAGCGGGCTACTCGCCGCGCTGGGCATCGCGGCAGGCGGTCTACCTGATGAAACTTCCCACGGTATCTCGCGTCGTCGCGCGTGAGAAGGGCGAACGCGCTGAGAAATTGGAGCTAACGCAGGAAGCTGTGGTTGTGCAACTCGCCCAAGATCACCTGTTCGCGCAGTCGGTAAACCAGGCGATGGCGGCGGTGAAAGCGACGGAACTTATCGGCAAACATCTCGGGATGTTCAGCGATAAAGTGCAGCACGAGTTTCGTGACCCGGCGTTGGAACGGCTGGTCAAGTTGCTGGAAGGCGTGACGCAGGGGGAGGCGAGAGAACTGCTGTCCGTGGCGGCGCGGGCCATGAGCAGCAGGCACGCGGTGGCGATGCTGTCGGCGCCAGCGCGCGACGCAGAGGGCGCAGAGTGACGGGCCGCGCGGCAAGGCGCCGGTTGGCCGGGCTTCACTGGCAATACGAGGGTAGCACCGCGGGCACATGGTGGGCTGGAGCAGAGGCCCGCCGCGTAGGCGCGAACGGGGACTACCCGCAGGACCGCATTTCTGTAGTGGTGGCAAGCCGGAGCCGGGTTTGGGGCCGCAGACGGGCGGCGGCGCGGTTGGTGCGACTGGTGGAGTTGATCGCGATAGGGGAGGGTGAGTGACGTCCACTCTCCAGGACATCGGCGACCTGCTCGGCCGTGACCCGACGGCGACCGCCATCATGCTCGCCGAGGTGATGGGCCAGCGGCCGGAGGCCGTAGACGCGGCGCGGGCGGACGCGGCTGACTTCGCAGACCTGTTCTGCTGGGGAACCGACTACGAGAGTGGCGCGACGTACAAGGCCGAGCTCTACCCCTGGCAGAGAGTGTGGCTTCGCGACCTGAGCGCAGGGCGCAAGGTCCGTGAGATCATCCTGAAAACGCGCGGGTGTGGCGCCTCCTGGGCGGCCATCTGGTATGCGAGCTGGCTGCTGTGGAGTAGGCCGCCGGCGCAGGTCCTGCTGGTGAGTGAGACAGAGGACAAGGCGGCGGACCTCATGCGGCGCCATCGGTTCGTGGCCGAGCATCTGCCCGCGGGCCTGCACTATCCGAAGGCGAAAGACACGGACAACCTTGCATCACGGCTCCTGGCGAACGGTTCCGAGATACACTCACTTTGCGGCGATCCCGACTCGATCCGGTCCTACCATCCCTCGCTGGTCATCCTCGACGAAGCGGCCAAGCTCAGGTCTGACCCGCGGCCCGCGCTCTACGGGCTCGACTGCGACATACTCATGCTGTCAACGGCAGACGGGTACGCCAACGCCTTCGCCCAGATCTGGGAGGACGCCTACCGCGAGGGCGGCGTGGTGGAGGGCTACAAGCCGCGGTTCGTGAGCTGGCGCGACAGGCCCGACCTGGCAGAGCGGCCGTCGGGCGTACGCGAGATCATCCGGCAGGAGTACCCAGCGACACCAGAGGAGGCCTTCCGGGTCTCAGGCGCGGCGTACTTCGACCTGGACGCGCTGGCGGTGATGGAGCACGAGCACGTTCGCAAACCCGAGCTGGAGGATAACGGCAGGCTGCGCGTGTGGGAGCAGGCCGTTCCTGGTCTGACCTACCTGCTGGAGTGTGACGTTGCCGAAGGCAAAGAGGGCAAGACTCCAGGCCAGGACGAGGAGCGGGGCGGCGCTGACTGGTCGGTGTGCAGCATTCGGGAGTGGAGCACCGGCCGGCAGGTGGCGGCGTGGCGTGGCCGGGTGGGAGAGATCGCCTTTGCTCACGTCGTCTTCGGGCTCCAGAAGCGGTGGCCTGGGCAGGTGGTGGTCGAGAGTAACAGCACGGGCTTCGCGGTGGCGCAGCGGCTGGCTGAACTGGCACCGGACTCGACCTACCGCGACCCGGACGACAGGGCGCGGCCGGGCTTCCGCATGAACGGCAAGCGGCGGGTGGAGTGTCTGGCACGTCTGGCGCAGCGGGTCAACGAGCGCGACCTGGAGATCAGGGACAAGGGCTGGTATGGGGAGGCGAGGGTCTTTATCAGCACGCAGCGGAGGCCGGAGGCGCAGCAGGGCTATCACGATGACCGGATCATGGCGACGGCGGTGGGCGAGCACATCCGCAGTACGACGGCTCCGCCGGCGAGCAAGGGACAGCACCTGCCGCCGTTGAGGTCGTACACAACGAGCTTTGAGCGTGGAGCGGCGGCGCCGAGAGCGGCGAACCGACTGCTGCCGCGTGGAGTGAAACTGAGATGAGGAGAGAGACGACGATGAAGACGCGCACGAAGCAGATTCTGGCAGTGGCTGTGCTATTCGTTCTGGTCTTGGCGGCGGTGGCGTGGGCGGCCGGCATCAGCAGAACCTTCGACAAGGTCTCGGTCGGAACGCTGGAGTTCAACGGGCCCGCCAAGATCACTCGGGGCCCGGAATGCCCCGACAGCATCACCCTTGATCCGGGCCTGGGCCTCGGAAGTACCAGCGGGAAACTCCCGATGGTGCAGACGTTCCCGACGGTGGCTGCGGCCGCGGCTGACTCGGTGCACGCGGCGATCACCATTCCGACCGGCGCGACGGCCTACACGGACGTTACTGCCGACATCACGCAGCCCGACGTTTACCGTTGCTTGAGTATCACCGGGTCTGCCTCCGCGGCCCTGTCCACGGTTGAGATCACAGGGACGACATGGGACGGCAGCACCGTCACCGACCTTTTGACCGGGACTGGCGCTGCCACGAAGGCTGGGCACGTTGCCTTCAAGACCATCACTAACATCAGAGTCTGGGGTGTTGCCACGCCAGGCGGGGCGACGTATACCGTGGGTTGCACTGAGGCACTAGGCCTCTATCGGCGCATCGCCGCGACCGCCGACGTGGTAGCGATTGACACCGTGGCGAGCGCGGGAACGGCGTGGGTCAGGACCGCGGCTGGCGCGCTGCCAACGGGTGCCGCCGTCATTGCCACCCAGGTCATCTCCTCCTACGAAACGTACTCTCCGACGAATGCAGTTCTGGCATCAACGGTTGACCCCGAGACGAGCATCACCGCGGCCGACGCCTACATCATCTACTACCTCGCCAAGGCCTGGTAAGTGAGCCTGTCTCTCCTGACAACTGGAGTCCAGCGTCCAGCGCCCACCGGCGAGCTGTCGGCGGGGCAGTACGGCATGGCCCCGAAGGGGGCGCTGCATGGGTACAGTCATGGCCGGCTTCGCAAACTGTTGGACTTCGCCAAGAAGCACGCGGACCAGCGCAACGCAGGGCTGGAGGAACTCGAAACCCTGTACCTGAACTACGCCGACCCCGACAAGGTGGCGGACGATGGCCGCCAGCAGTACCCGCACGAGCGGACTATCGTCGTGCCGTTCACCTGGGCGGCGATTCAGGTCAAGGCGAGCCACATTCACTCCAGTTGGATGAGCCGTCAGCCGTGGATGTCCCTGCGGGCGGTGAACCCCGCGCACGATCGGCAGGCGGAGGCGCTGGAGGCAGTGCTGGACGCCGGCCACCTGGAGGATTTCACCGGCCTCAAGCTCTGGGGGGCAGGGATTGACTCGTTGTGCTTCGGGCAGGGCCGTGTTCACACGGATTGGGAGACGCAGACCGAGGAAACAGAGCAAGATGGGATGATGGCGCTCCTCGGACTCGCTCCGCAGCGGCGGTTGGTGCGCGAGGGTCAGGTGAACGTGGTCATACCGCCTCGTGACTGGCTTCCCGACCCTCGCGTGCCCGGTTGGGACCCGCAACAGGGTGAGTTTGTGGCTTTCAAGACCCGTCGGGCGCGTTCCTGGCTGCTGGGCAAGCAAGAAGAGGGGATTTACTTCAACGTGGAGGCGATTCCGCCGAGTTCGGGGACCGCGGAGCCCACGGGCCGCGCGAGAGTGCCCGGGCAGTTCGATATTGTCAGCGGCGACCCGCTTTCGGGCGATCTGGACTTCGTAGAACTCGAAGTCGTCTTTGTGCGGCTGATTCCGAGCCGTTGGAAGCCCGAAGGAGGCGCTCCGCTCGGTCCCTCCCGATCCCCGCAGGTTTGGCGCTTCGTCATCGCCAACGGGGACATCATCATCCGGGCGGAGAGCCTGGAGAACGCGCATGGGAAGTTCCCGGTGGCGGTGTGCGACGCGCAACTGGACGTACACACCCTCTACGGGCAGTCCGACATCGAGGTAGTCAAGGGCCTCCAGTATCACTGCGACTTCCTCTACAACAGCCGGCAGGCGAACATCCGCCTGGGTCTCCTGATGGCGTTCCTCTTCGACCCGCGTTACATCGAAGAGGATGATGTTTTCGCCGCGCAGCCGGCGATTCGGATGCGCCTGAAGGAGGCGGCGGGCGGCCTGCCGGACCTGCGCCGCGCGTTCATGCAGATTCCGGTGTCGGACGTGACCGCTACCTATCGCCAGGATATCGAGATGCAGGTGGAGACGATCAAGCAGATATTGGGCGCCAGCGACACCATGCAGGGGGTGAACACCCCGGGGAACATGACGGCGACCGAGGCGCGGCCGATGTTCCAGATGGCGCAGGCCCTGATCGGTGGACAGGCCAACCGGATGTGGCAGCAGATGGTACTGCCGTTAGGTCGCATGGAGATCAGCGACGCGCAGCAGTTCATGTCCGAGGAGCGGTACTATCGCCTGAGCGGCGAGGCCGACCGGCGGTGGCAGGCGGCAGGAATGCAGGTGCAGGCGGGCCGCGCGAAGGTCGGGCCGAACGAGATTCAGGGGGATGTGGACGTGACGGTGACAGACGTGGCGCAGCCGGTTGACCGGGCGGCGGAGGGCGCGTTGCTGCTCCAGTTCGCGGCGCAGGTAGCGAAGGCACCGGAACTGGCAAGTAGGTTCGACCTCGTGGAGATCGTCAAGGAGGGGATGCGTCACTCTGGGGCGTCGAACATTGACGACTACGTGCTGGCGAACCCGATCCAGACCCAGATCGTGCCGGACGAGCAGGCGCTGGCTGGAGCAGAGGCCGGCAACCTCGTGCCGACCGGAGCGGGCGGACCGGGGCCGGCCGATCTGGCAGCGATGCTGGCAGGAGGAGGCACGCCGTGAGGATGCCAGGACTTCTGAGCAGCGCGCTCGACCTCCTGCATCCCTTCGACCGGGCGCAGGCGGAGAAGCGGATCGAGGAGCAACGGCGCCAAGTAGCGCGCGACCTGGGACCCCTGCGGGACCTCGTGAAGTCGGCGGGCTGGGCCGTTATGCAGCGACACGCGGAGGCCATCCTGGCTGCGTGCCAGGAGACGATCAACGGCAGCGATGAGCCGGAACTTCGCACGAAGGGGAAGATGGAGGGGATTCGGCAGGTGCTGGAGATCCCAGAGGACGTACAGCGGCGGGCGGAAGTGATTCTGAGCAGAGAAGAGGCCTAACCCGAAGGCCGTAACAACCGCATAAGTGCCCAAAGAGAGTCGGCCGGCCAGCCGATTCCCTTCGGGGAGAGAGCCCTTGACCCTACGCGTAGGGGGCCAGGGGCTCTTTCTTTTTGGGCCAGGCCCCGCCAACGAGCGGGCGATAGGAGACGAAGACAGTGACGACACCGACGGCGGAAGCAGCAAAGACGACCGAGCCCCAAAGCGAAGCAGCGGCACTGGCCGCGGCCGCGGCGGCTACGGGAAGGACAGGGCCGGCCCCGGAGACGCCAGAGCCGGAGGCCCCCGAGGCCGGGGGCTTTGAGGAGCTACTGGGAGTTCCGACGGGGGCGGAGGCGGAGCCGGAGCCAGAGGCCGAACAGGAACCCGAGCCGACACCGGAACCGGAGTTTGCCGCGCCCGAGTGGCTGACCGAACCGGAGAAGCCGGCTGTCACGCCTGCCGTCCCGGCAGCGACGACGCTGGAGACGGCAACCGCGTCGGCGGTCCTGCCGACAACGCAGGCCGTGGCGCAGCAGATGTACCCCGATCTGCCGGAGGACTCCCCCGAGGAGTTAGCGGCGAACAAGCAGCGCCGAGCGACCTTCGCCAATGACCTCCAGAATGCGATGTTCGACGCGGCCCTGGCCGTCTTCCAGTTCGTTGACCGCCAGAGGGCAGAGCAGAACACCGCGGCGGACCGGGATTTCGAGCGCGCGAGCGAGGTTATCGCCAGCGGCTACCAGCAGCTCCAGAAGGCTATTCCGGGCCTGGCTGCCTACGAGGGCAGTGAGCAGGAGGAGCGGTTCGTGGTGCCGGTGGTGCAACGCGTCCTCGCAGAGCGCGGCCTGAACATCTATGACCCATCCCAGCGGGCAGCAGTCTCGGCGCGACTTGCCCGCATGGGGCGGGAGGAGTTCGTTACGCTGGTGCGCGACCTGCACCGCGAACTGGCCCCGACGATGGCCGAGCTGATCCGCGCTGGCCTGAAGCCGACCGCGAGGGCCGGTGCACCCACGCGGAGCGGCCCGGCGAGGCCGCAACCGCGGGGCCCGCAGGTGCGGTACACCGAGCGGCCCGCGGCGACCGTCCCGGCGGCCGCGGAACCGCAAGAGAAGCCAGGGCCGACCGTGGCCCCGAAGGAGTTCAAGGCGCACCTCGCCGCGAGGTACTGACGGAACGGGCCGGGTCTAGCCTACCGGAGGCGAACAGGGACCGCCGCCCCTGACCCGGCCCCGCCCTAACCGGCGGACGGAAGCCGACTGGCGGACGGCTCCACAAAGGAGCCGAGCATGGCCACTCACTTGCAGGGCACCGCGGACGCTGAACGTCTGCCGGTTGTCCTGCGGCCCGGTGATTACGCGAAGGCGATTCGCGATCTCTGGGCCCAGGAGTTTCCTCTGACCGCGTTGACCAAGGCGCTGAAGCGGCGTCGGGCCGTGAAGGATACGAAGTTCTCTGCCTTCGAGCAGAGTCTTCCCCCGATGCGGGCCTACGTGAACAACGCGAGCAACTACGACTCTGACGACACCTCGATTGCGGTGGACGACGGCGCGGGCAACGGCCTCGCCGGCATCTTCCGCAAGGGGATGATCGTGCGGTACGGCACGAACCCGGCGAGCGGGGAACTGCTCCGGGTGACGGCCAACCCGACCGATGCGGACAACATCACCGTGTCTCGCGGCTTCGCCGGCACTACCGCGGCGACACTGACGAACAACGGGTACCTGACCATCCAAAGCTCGGCCTCCGCCGACGGTGAGGAATCGCCGGACGGGCGGTACAACGAACCGAGCGAGATGTACAACTACACCCAGATCCTCCAGACCCCCTGGAGCCTCACGCGGGTTCGCCGGGGCATGGCCACCCGGCACGGCACGAGCGAGGAGCAGTTCCTGCGGGAACAGGCGCTGCGCGACCACGCTCTGCTTACCGAGTCCATGCTGCTCTTCGGCGTCCGCGGCAAGACCACGGTGAGCGGCCGGGAGTTGACGAGCAGCGGTGGCGTAACCACCATGCTCGACTCCGGCAACGCCCACGATGGGTCCTCGACCGGCTTCACCTACGCCCACTGGAACACCTGGACGCGGCCCCTCGGAGCCTATGGTTCGGCCCGGGAGAAGGTCGCGTTCTGTGGCAGCGATGCCTACGGGGCGATTCAGGACATGGTTATCGCCAAGTCCTCAATGGTGATCCAGGCCGTTGACGCGAGCGACCTCGTGACCTGGGGGATCAAGGTGGAGCGGCTGCGGGGCGCGGGGCCGGACATCCTGCTCATGCGTCACCCGCTACTCGACAACCTGTGGGCGGGCGAGATCATCATTCTCGACCTGACCCAGCTCGAACTGGCGATCTTCGACGGCGTGGATACCGTCGAAGTGCCGGTGACTCAGGACAACAACGTGCTGGAGACCAAGCGGGAGTTCCTCTCGATCCTGGGCTTGGGCTTCGGGAATGCGTTGGCGCACGCCCGCATCTACGGCGTGAGCGTCTACACCGCTTAGGCCTTCCTGACAGGGGAGCGGCCTGACCTGCTCGCCCTCTGCTTCCTCCGGGGCGAGCAGTGCAGACGGCTTCGCAAAGGAGACTGAGAGATGGCCAAGTTCAAGCACACCGGCGCGGTGAGGCCGGAGGTGATGGTGCCGACGCCGGGCCGCACCATCTACCTGACTTTCGACGGGAACGGCGACCTGGACACCCTGGAACGGGCGGCGGCGCTCGTGGTTCCCTTCGAGGAACTGGACGCGGCGGTGAGGGCGCACCCCGACTTCGGAACGACGATTGAGGAGGTCGGGGCCGCAGATGCCAAGGCCAAGAAGGGCCGGGCGAAGGGCGAGTCAGCGCCGCCAGCAGACCCGACTCCGTAACTCAGCACCGAAGAAGGAGCGACCGTGCCGATACGCCACGGCAGTAGCCGGGCGACGATAGATGCCAACATCCGGGAGCTGATGCACTCCTGGGAGGCCAAGGGCCACATCGGCACCGGGCCTCCCAAGGGCAGGGCCGCCGCCGACAAGCAGGCGGTGGCGATCGCCCTCAGTGAGGCGCGGCGGTCGCGGGTCGGCAAGGGAGAACGGCGCCAGGTGATGCGGCGCCGGAGAGCGAGCGCGCGGTGACCTGCAAGGAACTGCAAGACCTCGTAACTGAGAAGATCGTCCGGCCCCTGTCCGCGACCCTCCTGCGGGAGGCCGTGAACGCCTCCATTCGCCACTTCCAGCGCCTCTACGACTGGCAGTGCATGGACGCTTTCGCACTGGCCCTCGTCCTCCCCGCCGGGATGGATTGGGTGCAACTGCCCGCTTCCTACAAGCGTATGCACTCCCGCGGCATTGACACCGGGGCCGTCTACGAGTTGATCGGCGGCACAACCTACCGACTCATTCCAAGCCGGGTGGGAGATCAGGAAGTCACCTGGGCCTGGCTGCGGGAGCAGTACCCCGACCGGGACGAGGTGGGTGACATCGAATACTGCGCCATCTTCGGGCGGCAACGCCTGGTCTTCAATCACTGCGCGGCCAGGAACTACGACCTCCGGGTGACTTGCTTCTGTTACCTCCCGGACCTGGGGGACGACGAGAGCAACTGGTTCACCGAGCAACTCACCGACGCGGTATGGCGGTACGCGGTCGGCATTGCCCTGGACGACCTGGAGGAGCACGAGCGGGCCCAACTCTTCATGCAGCGCGCAGACGCGCTGGCGATAGAGGCATGGTCGGCAGAGGCGTTCGAGGGAGTCACGCGGACCGGCCCGAGAAGCCCGGTCATCAGAGGAAGGTAAGCACATGGCCGAATGGGATCTGGACAAACCGGCTGGCAGCGATCTGGTGAGCACGGTGGACGACACCATCCGGGCCGACAAGGCAACCCTCCTGGACGCCCTTGGCCTGGAACACCAGTTCACGGAGGAGGACACGGAGGCCTACCACCTCGCGGCTTCCGCGCGCATCAAGATCGCGACACTCAGCGCGCTGGGGGTTCCCGGCAAGTCCGCCGTCCCGACGGCCGACAGTCTGGGTCGGTTGGCCTATGCCACCGACGCCTTCTCCATGCACTACGGAGACGGGGCAAACGCCTGGCAACTCCTCATGCCGCTGGGCCGGGCCAAGGTGGGGACGCAGGCGGCGCTGGAGGCCATCGTTGCGGCGCATCGCCTCCTGGGGAGACTGGGCCTCTGCACCGACTCTAACCACCTGCTCTACGGGGACGGCGCGGCGTGGAAAGTCTTCTCACCCCGGCCCAACCGTGTCGTAAAGCAGTTCGAGTGGGCCCCCGAGGATAAGGTTCCGACCACCACCTCTACCAGTTGGGCCGACATCGTGAAGACGGACTACACCACGGGGACGGCCAACGTGGCGGCACTGACCCCAACAGTGGTGGCCGGGGCCGCGACCGCCTGGCTCGCCAACGTGGACCCCGGCGACGAGTTCAAGTTGAACGCCGACGGCGAGGAGTGCTGGACCGAGATCGCCAGCGTTGACGAGAACGGTGCGCTGACCCTGACGGGTGACTATCCGGGAACCCTCAGCGACACCCCCGCGGCTTACGCCATCCGGGACCACAACAGTTTCCACGCGAAGATCACGACCCTGGCCAGTGCGGCCGCGCTCAAGATCACGGCGATGCTGACCGTCTCCCAACTGACGCTCGCGAAGGACACCCACTTCATGGTCGAGGTGGACGGCACCGACCTTGCCACGTACCCAGTGGCGCTCATCTTCGCGCAGTCGGGAACCTCCTACGGAAGCGGGACCGTCACCATCGTGGTATGGACGCCAGAGACCATCGCGGCCGGCGAGCATACGGTTTCCATTCGGTGGAAAGTCACGGGCGGAACGGCGTATATGACACGCGAGTTTGCCAATCTGTTGGCGGTGGAGGAAGCGTGAGGCCGATACGGCCGTACCGCCGCGGGGTGCACTTGGTCGTTCCTCTTCACGACCACAGCGGGGGCCTGCGCCTGGACCTCCCGCCCTCGCACCCCGACTTCCGCCAACAGGACTCGCCGGACATGATGGATATCGTGGTTCTCAACGGCGTGAACCGCGCCTTTCCGGGGTGCACGCGGTACACGACGGCAGAGATGGGCGTCGCTGCTCCGCAGGCCATCCGGTTCCTCAGCGACTTCAAGATCGCGAGCGGAGGTCGCTACCTGGTCGCCGTGGACGCGGCGGGAGACATCTGGAAGTTCGTTCCCGGCACCCCCGACACCTGGGTCCGTCTCACGCCGGTCTACACCGAGGGCACGGCGGCATTCGAGCACGGTTCGATCTACGTCACGGGCCTCAACACAGGCTGGACCTCGGAGATGGAGGGGAAGCCGATCAGGTTCGACGCGGACGGCTGGCTGGAGGGCGTCGTCGCCAAGGTCACCTCGCCAACGTCGCTGGAACTGGCCGAGGCCTACAGTGGGGCCGGCGCAGTCGAGAAGGGCGCGTACACGATCCGGCAGACCTTCACGCCCGGAGCCACGCCGCGCACTCGCGGTGCGGTCGGGGACAACAAACTTATCCTGGTGAACGGAACGGACCTGCCGCTCTGGTGGGACGGCACCGCCGCGACCTTCACGCTCATGTCCGGCGCGCCGTACACCACGGGGACGGCCACCTTCACGCATGATTCCTTCGAGGTGGACGGCACGGACACCCTCTGGACCTCCGCGCTGAAGGGCAGGCTCATCAAGCTGGACGCGGACGGGCAGCCGCCCGACCAGAGGATTGCCGAGGTGGTTTCGGCGACGCATCTGCATCTGACCGCGCCCTACAACCTCACCGGAGGGAGCGGCGCCTACACCATCGAGGGCAGTGACCCGCCGAGGGCCTACTTCGTCACCACCTTCCACCACCAGAACCTACTCGTGATGGCCGCCATGAGCACGGACGGACAGAGGCTGCAACACTCCGACGCCGACAACTACCAGGAGTGGGGAGAGGGGTTCGCGCACTTCTACGATTTTCACAACATGGCCGGCAATATCACCGGGTTGGGCGGCGGGCATGAGTACGTCTTCCTCTTCTTCGAGCGCGGCATCTACCGGGGCTCGTGGATGGGAACCGACATCGCCATCGGTTGGGAGGCGGTGGGTTCGACCGATGGGCCGATAGTCCCCAGCAGTCTCGTGCGGTTGGGGGGCCAGGCGAAGACCGCCCAGGAAGCTCCGGTGACGATGTGGGCCTACTGGGGAGAACGGAACATCTTCGCCTTCGACGGCACCTCGGTAGTGACCATCGGCGATCCGATCCGGGACTGGATATGGTCGGAAGACGGCCTCGACCCGAACTACACGGATCAGGTGCAGGCCACGGTCATTCCGGGCTGGCGGTGGGCCATCTGGAGTTTCCCGGTAAAGGGTTCTGCTGGCAGGTGCGCGCGCACCGTTGTCTACGACTACGCCCATCAGCGATGGTTCCGGCGGAATGCGGGATGGGACTGCCTCGGCGATTGGGACCTGAGCATGGCAGACGAGGAGTGGGATAGTCAGCTGGGAGCCGCTGGGGCTCTGGACGACCTGATCCGGGTCTTCGACCGGCTGGGCACGACCCCCGACTCCGTGACCCTCGGGGCGCGGGGGACGCGCCTCTACTACCTAACCCTCGGGGTGAACGACGTGGAGGCGCCAGGCAACGGACTGAAGGTTTCGCCAGCCCGGAGGACCGCGACCTTCGAGCCTTACAAGGGCAAGGCCTCCGAGGTCGGGATCGTGTCCCTGCTCACCGAGGCCGCGCCGGGCGACAGTGTTCTGGTGCAACTCTGGGGGGGCGACAACCCGCACCAACTGCATCGGCTGGGGCGGCCGCAGTACGGGGCAGTGCTGGAGGACGGAGAAGTCCGCGTCGGTTTCCGCGCGGCGGCGCGCTGGTTCGCGCTGGAGATCGCGGGGGGCCGATCGAGGACGAGAGCACAGAGCGACCCGCGGTTCTACGCGGCGACCGTCTACGCCTGGCCGAGGGGGAACTGAGATGCTGACCCTCCGGCGCTTCGCAGCCCTCTTCGCCCTCCTGGCCTGCGCGTTGCCTGTGTGGGGCCAGGACCCCGGACCCTTCAACGACGTGAAGGACCCGGCGGTTCGGCGCGTTTTCCTGCGGATTCACACGGACTACCTCTCCCACAACATGGCGGGGCCCTACGAGCAGATGCCGGTTCACGCGCTCTTCGGATCGTGGTATCGGTGTTTCCAGAGCGCGGACCCGGCCCACGATGGCAAGGTCTACTGGTTTGACGGGGCAGCGTGGCGACTGATCTGGGCGGAGAGTGCTGGCGGGGCGACGGGCAAGCACAACGACCTTAGCGATCTCCAGGGCGGCAAGGCCTCACCGAAGGAATACTACCACCTGGTTCTCGCTGACTACAGCGCCCTGACCGACGCGGCGGCGCAACTGACCGCGCTGCACACGCACGGTTCGCCCACCTTCGCCGGCCTGACGGTGGACTCGCTCAGCGGCTACATCAAGGGCACCGCGGGGGTCTTCTCGGGGCAGGTCGGCATTCCCTGGGCTGACATCACGGACCCGCCAGGGACCTACCCCGCGACCTCACACGCGATCCTCTCCGCGACGCACTCAGACGCAACGGCCGCGGCGGTGGCTCGCGGCGCAACCATCACGGGCCAGGGGGCGACGCCGAAATGGAGCATCCTGACCATCGGCGGCGCCGGGAAGATTCTGAGGTCGGATGGCACCGACCTCCTGTACTCGACCGCGACCTATCCCGCGACGATCAACGTCAGCGAACTGCTCTACGCGTCATCGGCCAATGTTATCGCGGGCCTGGCGACCGCCAATAGTGCAGTCCTCGTCACCAATGGTAGCGGCGTTCCGTCCCTCGCGACAGACATCCCGACTGCCGTAACCATCGGCGGGGCCTACATCTACCGAGTTAGTGGAACCGACGTGGCGGTGGCCGACGGCGGAACGAACCTGAGCACCGTCGCGGCGGGCTCTATCCTGGCCGCCAACACGCTGAACACCCTGACGGCGATCACCTCCACCAGTGACACGAAGGTACTCCAGAACGCGGCGGGGACGGTCTCCTGGGCCAGTACCGCCGCGCCGGGCGCGCACAACCTCCTGTCGGCGAGTCATGGCGACACCGCGGTTGGCACGGTCCAGCGGGGCGACCTAGTGACGGGGCAAACCGCCTCCCCTGCATGGACTCGTCTGGCACTGGGGACGGTTGGCAAGGTCCTGCGGTCCGATGGGACGGATGTGGCATGGAGCGCG